CAACTCGAGCATTTTCATCTTTAACGATTTTTGCAGCCTTCTTCATATCATATCCCACTACAGTACCTGACCCAATACCTGTCATTGATACTCCTATCAATGCATCTTTTTCCGTTGTACGTTGCCAAATTGGTCGTAAATAATGAAACTCCGTATATCCGGCTTGTAATGTGCCGATAAATGCAGCTGCCTTAACTCTAGCATCAAAGTCATCTTGAGATTCGATATTTGATACATTTACTTCACATAAATTACAAAATTGAAATGGCCGTAGTGCAATTTCACAGCATGGATTAGTGCCCCAATCTTTATCGTTAGATAGGTAGATGCCCGGCTCGCCAGCGCCAGATAATTCAACACGCTTCCACAATTCTGTAAAAAATGCTTTAGTGATGCGGTGTCTTAGCAATACAGCTGAATTATTAGCACGTCCGCGTTGTGGATTGATTTCCCACCATTCGCCGGATTTACATGCAATCATTTCATCATCGTCCGCCGAAAATAATGATATAAGAGCAGCACGGCGAATCCCCCCGGCAAGAACAGCATCAGCAATGTGGCAAACAATATCATGGGTTTCGATTGGAGTAAGTTTTTCACCGTCTTTCTTTTCATTTAGAATCCCTTCAATCTTAACTAAACATTCCTTGAGAGGCTGCGGGCCCGGTGCTTTTCCACCAGATGTTACTAATCGAGCCCCTTTTGGCCGTATATCAGAAAAGTCAAATTTTAATCTAGAACCACCGTAAAAATACGACTTCATTAATGCCTTAACTGCATCTGCCCAGCCTTCGATTGAGTCTGCAATTAAAAATCTACGGCGTCTATCTGTATTAGGCTTTCTTATCTCCGGGAGTTGACTTACATGATGCTTTTGTACTGAATAGCCGACGCCGGTTCCACCTAACAGTAAAAACATTGTCTCACCAAAAGCTCGCCAGTCATCGATTGGCAAATATGCACAATTGTAAATCCTATTAGGAGAAATTTCTATCGGTCGGCCGCCGAACTGCAAGCTACGCATAGACGGCAGTATTTTTTTGTCATACACATATTTGTAAGTCGCCTCAATCTCATCCTGTAATGCCGGGTACTTACGCTTGTGCATTTCCTTATTACGCGTAACTAATTCATCCCAAGTTTCTCGACGTTGTAGTTCATCATTATACTTGGCATATTTCATGTAAACTGTAATGTCTGATAGAATTTTGTTTGAAACATCCATGATTAAAGTCCTTTAAGTGTAAGATTGTAACTCTTTAAAGTTACAAAAACGTTGTGTTTATAATATTAAATATAGTGCACTCACTCATAACCTAACAGCTTTTTGATAAAAATACTTACTTTTTTTATTCAAAGCCATCATTCTTAATCTCATTAAACTTAGCCGCTAACATTTTACGAGCAAGTTCATTGCCATTATCCATTTGCTTTTTAGTATCTTTACCATCTATAGATGTATCGGCATAAATATTAAACTGTCCATTCGATGTGTTCATTTTACTAGGCAATGTGATACCATCCGGTCCGAACCGATTTTTAATTACATGCCATCTACCGGTACCGGCTAATTTATCCTGAACTTTACGCGATAATGAAATGATAAAGTCAGCAACCATAACCTTACCATATGATTCAGCAACTTTACTTGCATCGATAATATCTTCTTCTAGTGCCGATCGATTTGCCTGAGACGCAGTCCACAATGGTATTTCATAGTCGCCAGCAAGGCCACGTAAGTCTTCATATATACCTTCTAGTTCATGTCGTTTTTCTTGGCCGTGGCCTCTAAGCAAATCAGCATAGTCAACGATGATAATATCAGGACGCTTGCCTTGTAGTATACATTTTTCTACGTGAGCTCGAATCCCCATGACTGATACTGTTTTAGTAGGAAAGTATTTGATAATTAACTCACCTTTTATTTTTGACAATTGCTCTTTTACTTCAGTCTGATAATTCTTTAGGTTTTGATTTGCAATACCCGTGATGACCGAGTCGTATCGTAAGCCGACATACGCTTGATTTAATTCAAGTGTATAATGTACTACCGTCTTACCTTGTTTTACAGCATGAGCGCCAATATTCATTAAAGCCCATGACTTACCAATACCTGCAGGTGCTACCATTACTCCCAACTCGCCTTTGCCAAGACCTCCATCGGTTAATTCATTTATCACTTCCCATGGGGTACCTAATACATCACGAACTGCATCTGTATATCGTTCGTCGATATTTAGCATATACTCATGACCAATGTCCTTGTCAGCGCCGGCTTTAAGTGCATTATCAATTTGTACTTTTATTTCTTCGTAGCGTCCGGACTTAAGCAATTCAACTGATCCTAGAATTGCCTTTTTAATTTCTTGGTTTTTACAAAAATCTAAGGCTTGTTGCTTAATGAAATCTAAATCCGTTGAATCGGTGTACTTCCATGCATCACGTAAATGCTGAATTATTTGCGACTTTAAAACTTCTTGTTCAACATCATCAAGCTTAACCTTAAGTACTTCAAGAGTCGGCGTACCTTTATATTGTAAGTTATAATCTAGAATTTGTTCAACTAGCCAATTGTTAGCATCACTTTCAAAATACTTTGGTGAGATAATATCAGATATTTGTTGTAAAAATGATTTATCTGTTAATAAAGATGTTATTACTTTGATCTGAAAATTGTAGCCGTACGAACTTAACCTATCTGTCATAACGCAATTATAAGTACACTTTCCCTTAAATCAAATCGTTGAGTACGCATTTAACGTATTAAATGATGACGCTAGCCAACTATCCAAGTCTTTTATGACCGTATACATTTTATCAGCCATAAACATCTTCTTGAATTCTAATATGTTGATTCTATCAATATTACCATACGCAACATCACGTGCAATTGCCTTTGTCCTACCATCAATATCAACCTGTTTTAGTTGCATTAGCTGTAGATTACGTTCGATAATCATTTTATTTTCACAAACTCGTTCATGTACTTTATAAGGCTTTTCAACTGATGATGCATAATCAACTAGTTCATTAATTGATATTTCTCGCGGTTCACTAAACATGGGAAAATACTTAACCAAGCTTTTACCACCTACACCATCAATACCGGGAATATTGTCTGACTTATCGCCTGTAAATGCCCTATACAATAGATAGTTTTTAGCATCAAACCCGAATTCTTCGTGCATTGTAGTCGGTGTATACAAACACTTTTTTACCGGGCTCCATACTGATATACGATTATTAACTAATTGCAAGAAGTCTCTATCCGTGGAACAGATCGTGACACGCTGTGAATCATGAATGTATAATTCATTTGCAATATATGCTATCATGTCATCAGCTTCTACATGATCCACTGACAACAATGACACTGGCAAACATTTAAGATACTCAACTAACCTGCTATACTGCCGTTTCATTGACGCCTGTTCATCTTCTAGCGAAGCAAACTCTTTATGCCTATTAAATGCAGTCTTATTTGCTCTATTTGCTTTGTATGATGGATATAAATCCTTTCTACGACGAGACCCACCTTTACCATCGAATACAATAATACATCTTGTTGGCTTATGCTGACGGATGACGGACGCAACGGACCTTAAAAAGCCCGTTACGCCGCCAACATGATCGCCGTCATCGTTTAATGCAGGTACCGCAGAAAAAACGCGAATATAGGTATTCAGACCATCAATTATCAAGAGGTGGCTATCACGTGTTAAGTTAGTGCCAGATTCTCGGTCATGTTCCATTTCGCGAAACATTTCTAGGTATCTTTTATTCATTATCCTTCTTCGTTAACAAATTCATCATCAATCTCTACATCATCAATTCCGATATCCTGGCCAGGCTTGTAAGATAAGATATATGAACTACATATCGCATCATAAATCTCACTTTTAAGAGTTGCATCCTCTTCTAGCCGTTTTTCAAAATCCTTACTTTGAAATTTGATTTCTGTATCATCCGATCGTTTAAACGTATACCATGCGCCTGTTTGACTAACAAGTTTATAGTCTTTCATTACATTAAGCCATCCGCCGTAATCGTCAATGCCAGATTCAAAGTAAATATCATAATCAATTGACTTAAGAGGTGGACCCATACGATTTTTAATCACTTGTGATCTTGTCTTGATGCCTATTACCTGCTCAACCCCATCCTTTTTCATTTTGATTTGGCCGACAGACTTAAGACGTAGACGTACAGATGCATGAAATGGAATTGCTTTTCCCCCGGAAGTTGTATATGGATCGCCAAATGCAACACCTAGTCTAGTACGTAGCTGATTTGTAAATATCAAGCAGATACGCTCTCTACCAATCATATTTGTAAGTTTACGCATTCCCTTTGATAATATAATAGCTTTTGATGTTGCATAACCATCTTTATCAAACTCTTTTGCCATTTCAATCTTAGTAGACGCTCCCATAATGGAATCTACTACAATTGTAACTAGTTTATCTTTGTTTGACTTACGTACTGATTCTACAATACTTTCAATTGCTTCAAAAATATCCTCAACCGTTTCTAATGGAACATACAACATCTTTGAAAGGTCCAGCCCAATAGCTTCTAAAAATTCTCGGCTAACGGCATTCTCAGTATCAATATAAACAGCTAAACCACCCTGTTCTTGCGTATTAGCTAATGCATGAGCTGCCAACAAAGATTTGCCGGATGCTTCAAGGCCTGTAATTTCTGTAATACGACCTACCGGGAATCCACCATCAGGTCTATTCGAAATAGCCAAATCGAGCATAGATGATCCTGACTTTACCCAGCCTCGGACTTCTGAAGGCGATGCTGTATCTTGATCAAGAAAAAATGCTGTTTGAAATCCTGTTCCTTTAAACTTTTTATTTAAATCATCAGCTAATGCTGATGCCAAGTCGTCTACTAAGGCACTTTTTGTTTTTGACATTAGTAGCCTTTATTATTCGTTATCATTAAATAGCGCATCAAAAGCAGCGCCGACGTCATCTACTTTGTTTACTGGCGATTCATGCTCAGTTGCCGAAGTAGTTGTATCTTCCTGTGTTTCTTCGGATGGATTAAGCCATTCTTCAAGCGCCTGCTTAAGTTCGTCATAGCTAGGCTCTTTGAAAATTTCTTTGAGATTTGGCTGTTGTTTTGAAATACGTTCCGCGATACTACGATCCTCAGTCACCGGCGTAGTATTTGGTTTTACTCTGATTGTAGTCTTTGGATATGCACCTTTTGAGTCAGCCGGAGTAAATTCTACAACAATGTCTCGGCCATTAATAGGGTCTGTAATATCACCGTAATCTGCATCAGCAATAAAACCTAGCAGTTCGGTATATACATTTTTACCAAATCCCCAAAACTTTACACCTTCAGACTCTTGACCTCGTACAATAATTGGCACATAAGTACGCATTTTCGGCTCTAATTTTTTACCAAACTTCCAATCATCGGATGAGCCGGATGACTTAAGTTTATCGGCAAATTCTACAATGGGGTCAGCCCCGCCATATGTCACCGGCGACAAAAAATTCTTTTTACCAATTTCATAATGAAAATATAATTCTTGAAATGGATTGCTTCGATCGTGCTGATATGGCACAATCCGAATCGTTTGTTTACCTGTCTCAGGCTTCCATAAATTGTTTTGACGAGTGGTCGTCGTTTGCAGCTTGTTAAGCTTAGCTTTGATTGCTTCTAAATCAATTGCCATTTGTTTTTCCTTTTAAGTGGTTAATTATTATTCATTAAATATAAGTACAATCTCTCTTCCGTCAAAGAGAAATATAAAAAAAGTTGTTAATTAGTAGTTGTTAGTTTAATGAGTATTGCTTTTATTTTCGATACTAATTTTTTAAATTCATGATATATCCATTTCTGAATCTGTTTCTTTAATATTAAATTTCTGAGCAAGCTGCCGTGCATTTGCAAGTCCTAACATTTTTGCAATTGCATGTAAAACAGTCTCTGCACGATTGCCGCCAATTTTAATTCGCATACCATGAGGCTTTGCAGCACCGTAAATATACATAGCATATAAACTCGACGACCCAACAATATATGCACGATCTATCGACGTAACATGAATTGGCGCTCCCTTAGTATAATCGCTATCAGAAATAAACAATTTATTTCCTTCTACCCCAGCTTGAAACTCACGGTCTCTATATGGCGAACCATCAATTACAACGGGTTGCATATCAACTGCTTCATTAAGAATTCTTGCAAATTCTTCTTGAATTATACGTTTAAGGTCCGTTTTTTTCATAAGTTAATCCGTTTAACTATTTTTAGATAAATATGCTTTAACCCATCATCATCACTTAAAATTAAGGAATTTTTATAACGATTCCAATCGACTTGATAATTTTTATCTAAAACTCCATTATTTTCTAATCGTATAGCAGTGTTCAATGCATTTACTGTATATAATGTATTTGTTTCTTTTTTACGATGAATCATGATTGTATTTGGCGTTTTACGGAAGTCATCTGGTTCTACATTATATGTAATGTATAACTCATCTGGGCTGTTGTTGTTACAAAATACAAACATACGATGTTCACATACAATATATGCATGCGAGATATAATCTATTATTAAATCTAAATCTTTTTTATGTGCAAACGTACATAGTAGTTGGGTCTTCACATTGTCTCCTCATATCAGTAATTTTACGCCAGGATTGCTATCATGCCAGAAAATGCTACCTTCTCGTTTTGTCGTTGATCCTAATCGTATTACACCCATGTCTACGATTGAATTAATATTTTCTTTTGGCACTAAAATAAATGAATAATCTGGTTTGTTAGGACGAAAGTTATGGAATAAAATCATATCAACACGTATTTTTTCCATGTATGCTTCAAGATTTATTTTAGTTAATTGCAATGCAATTTCCTCAACATTATTAAAGTCAGTTTGGTTATTTATATAGATATCAACGACTTTTCTATTTTCAAAATAAATTGCAGCAATGCCTTTCTGGAATTGTTTAATTAATTCTTGTTCACTATAACCGGCTGTGACTAATAATCGATATGTATCACGTAATGCCGTAGCAATATTACGGTGATCTGTGTCCGCAAAAAAGTCCGCATAATCTTGTTCATCTATCGTGCCGTCTGAAACAGCTTTATCTAAAATGTAACTCACAAACGATGAATCCAGCGAAGTTTTAGTCCTTGCCTGTGTTCCTAGTCTTGCACCTTTACCTTTTACCTCTAACGTACGGCCGTTATATTCTAAATCGCCGCCGCCCTGCTTGTTAGTTACGTCTGAAAATAGTAATGCCAGTGCTATTTCCGCAGGACCTGTTGCATTACCGCCGGCGTCAGCGCCTGGCTGTATTTGCATAAGTTCAGATACAACACGTTCAGGCAAACCGGACGCATCTACAATATTACCTACGCCGGATGCTGGATCATATTTTAATTTTGGCGGATCTTTAAAATACTCAATAACTTCTGCTACATCGGGTAAATTGGCAATGCGATCAAATATTAATTGTACTGCCCGATCCCCAATTTGATACGCTGATCCTATCATACCTTTAGATGAGAGGTACGGCATAATTGAATTATAAAATCCAATTGATACTATATACGCGCGTACTAACTCCAATTGGTTATTGTCAAGTTGTTTAAGTAGAGATGCAATATCTGATATAGGACTCGTACGCTCAGTGATTATTTCGTTTGCCGGAGGTGCAATATCAGTTACGTCATTATACTGAGCTAAAACTTCCTGCAGTACATCAAGTTCCTCTTGTGTATATGGCGGTTGTGCATAACCTTTTGGTAATCTGTAAAACCATTCGCGTATTATTTGTTCTGTATACATAAACTCGGGTATTTTTATAGTTTTATATAAATATAACTCGGCTTAACGATTCATTAATTTCATCGAATTATAATCTAGACCGGCCTTGATCTTAACAGGGTACTTGTTATTGTCAGAGATTATACCAATTATCGTATCAATTGTATGGCCGCCGTCTGCTAAAGAAAAATCAAATAACAACGAATCATATGTATATAGTACTAACTTAGTATCACATTGCTGCGTGTACTTAAGTACATCGGATAACAACTTTAAATTACGCTCAGTCTCTGTCGCCTGTAATACATAGTTAAATAACTTGTTAGGATTCATGTCAGGCAAGTAATCCGCATGCATTGGCCTATGCATAATAGGCGTATAAATTACACCCTTCGTTTTAAACTCATTCCATAGAGTTCGTATAAATGTCCGTACTTTACCAAAGTAAGGTATTTTGGCGAAATCATCATCAATTCCGCCGTACAACAAACGGAAAGTGATTTGTTTGCTTTCTTCATATTCTGACTCACTAAGTTGTTGTTTTGCAAAGTATTGTCGGCCGAAGTATTCATGTACTGAATTATTTGGTAGTTGATAATCTATCAGATCTGCAATTAGACGTACGTGGTATGCATCAAAATCCATTTCAAGTAAAATGCCGCGATCATGTCTACTAACAAATGCAGCTCGGCACCCATCATCCTTGTTTAATGCAGCATAATTAACGCCGTTGAATTTATTCGAAGGACGACCTGTAATCGTGTAGATGTTATATTCGGTATGCACAACGTTATTTGGAACTGCAGACTTAAAATACTTTTGAAATATATTTGAGTTGACTTGCAAACCACTGCGTTCTATGCCATTACATGTATCAATAATTAATCGTTCATATGCTTCAAATGCCGTAGTCTTCGAAAACGTCTTATATACATGCATAAACTTATCGCGCATTTCTACGCAACGTTCTATATGTTTGGTTATAGGAAGCCAGTCATTAATGTTAGTTTCATTGTGCCACCACCTCGACCATACATCATGAGCCTGCGTATTCGTGTCATCTAATGGCAACATTTTATGTGTTTGCCACCATGCAACAAAATCTGCATCTATACATGTATTTGGGTATATTTGCCGTAGGCGCTTCTTTGCTAATACAAAGATATCATGCCGACTTGCAAGTTCCGTTAAACGTTCTCTCTGCAGGCTAATACAATCCGTATGTCGAAAAGAAATAACAAAGTCTTGATCATCTGATATTGAATATATGTATATGAAACTTAACTCATTGTCCGTGTAATGCCGATAGGGGTCTGAAAATACAGGAATCCAGAATGAATCTCCGGACTCAACGGATTGTTTAACAATTTGAAACTCTTGTTCTGATTCGACTATCATCTCTTAAATATAAGAGATTTACATGTAGTCAACAAATTATTTTGAAAATTCTGTAAAATTACTCAGATAGTTTGACAAGCCTGGAATAGTACGTTCATGGTATTTAACTACTCGGCTATTTGTATCATAAATATCATTTTTAGCGCCTACTATCAACCATTTAATACGAAGTGCTCTATATAAAGTACCATTAATGCCTTGCTTGTTTTCTTTATTAATCTTACGAAAGTCGGCATCCGAGATTTCGTAGATAATATCTAGTTCATTAATTTTTTGTATTAAATACCGCTCAATATAACCAGCGCGATAATTGTCATTTGTCGGCCTAGGATAAAAATATTTAGGTGCAGTGTGATTGTTAAATTGTTTTCCAGTTATACGTGCATATGTACTAGTATTAGGATCGTTATATACATTAGTATATACTTCTAACAACTCACTTTGCTTTGATGGCACCGTACCCGTATACACTGAGCCGTTAGGAAATATATGGTATGGGCCTTTATATTCTTGTTTGGTGTTAAACAATACATACTCTCGTCCATACGTATACTGTCTAACAATTTTATTACTAGGTGAGTATATCGGTTTCATGTATTATGACGGTTCTAATCTACAAGTCGTGGTTAAAGAAGTTTTCCAATCATTATTTTCAATAGTATGCGATACTCGCGTAACTGTAAATGCTAAGCGTAAGCCGTTATTTGCATTGCGATATAGTCCGGGCAGATTTTTTGCAGAAATTAGATCGCCAAATTTAAATCCTTTAACCCCTCCGACAGTTATACTCATTTCTAATGGATAGATTGCAGCAATTCGTTCGTTCTTAACTTGATCAGCTGCATCCTGTGATGCAATAATTCGTTCATAAAATTCTTTTAATGCACCAAAAGCTTCGGGTGTATAGTCATCTACATATGTCTTATCTAAGGCTTTAAGTAACTGCGTTGCTGGAGGCGGCAGCGGCATTTGCGATGTTTCTCCATCTGCTGCAGCGGTTGCATTTGCATCATTCGATTCAATTGTAGTACCCGTACCACGGGCAAACGCATCAGCTTGTATTGCTTTTGGAACTTTACCAGCCAATGTAAGTTCACGTACAAATCCATCGCCACCGGGCTGCATTGCATCAAATACTAACGGCTCTACTGATTCAGTACTAATTTCTCGTTTGTTTACTATAAATAATTTTCCAGCATCTGGGCTAGTAGCATCTGGATCTTGGTATACGACTAAGTCGTAAATACCGTATGATGCTTGTTTAATACGAGCTAATATTTTTTCTAGAAATAATCGTACTGTTAATACCGGAGGCGACGCTTCATCGGTATTTTGTGCAAAGTCAGATTCAATTTGTCGTAAAAAGTCTCTATTAAATAATATATTTTTAAATCCATTAGCAATGTTAAAACTGCCTATGTTAGTGACAGTACTAAAATCTAGTACATCATCGCCGTCGGGCGCCCCGTCAATTGTACCACGATATGTATTAACTCGAACACCGCCTGGCCCAATTGGGCCGAGTGGATGTAACCAAACCACATTAATAGGATCACAACTTATAAGTTTCCAGCTAGAAATTGATGTTATAGGTGGTTCTGTCCGAAACACAATTTCAGTAGGTTGTACCGCTGTTGCACACCATTTATT